AGTAGTGTGCTCCACCTAAAACTTAAATTTCTAAAAATGATTCATTGATTTTGTGCTGTGATATATCTGTCCCCAACCACCCACCCAATAAGCAGCTTTATTTGTTGAGTCAAAGGACTCTTTTAGCCAAATTGAAAATAAAATAATTTTGCCCTGATTCTGGTGATTCGATTTACTTACATATTAATACCAAATTTAGCCAAGAATTCTCTGGCTGCTGCACTAACATTAGTTTTCTTCCAGCCAAGGCCAGAAACAACTGTAAGAGCTGCTTGAACCTCACTGACTTGAGTCACAGTCCACGTAGCGGCATCCATGTTCATATACTTCTGACGCATTGTTTTTTCCAGGTATTTTGGTTCCATTTCTTTACGCTGAACCTTGTAAATACCAATAGCCAATGGGTAGAATTTGAATATGCCCAAAAACATCTCTGAGCCTGGAAAGAATGAGAGGTAAACCTCTTCGCCATCTGCCCATGTTATGCCATTTTTTTCTGCAAGTGGATTTATGATTTTTGATTTGATCAGGAGCTTCTCTGGTTCACTCACTTTCAATATTTTCTCAAGTAGGTACCTGGCAAGGAATCCACTGAGTCTGTGGAGGGTAAGACCATCGTCTGGAACTGGACTGTTCCGGTTGCCAGGAAAATTTGTATTAAATACAGCAACCTTCCAGCCCCCAAGGTTAAGCGTAACCTCCCATTCACTTCTCTTTGAGAGACTAGTTTTAATCTCTCGTCCTTTAATGTAGAAGATTCGAATGTGGTCGTAACTAAGCCCAGTGGTGTGGACACGCTTAAAACTAGCGTATGCGACCTCTGGGTCAAAAGTACTGCTGGAGTTAGCAGCGACATCATGAAATTCTAATTCAATCATTAAAAGACTGGGTTATGTCTTCCGGAATTTTTAGATTTATCAAAGTTCGCAAGTTTTTAGTGTGGAGTACACTACT